CTCCTCATATCGAGGGTCGGCATTTATCCCCTTGCTAAAAGGGTCTTGGTCGTCAAGGTCGTCTAACTGTTGGGGGGCAATCCTCCGTGTAATAACATGGCTCGAACCACCCGAACTAACAGTAAAACTTCCTGTCAAACTCAAAAGGTAAAATAAATCAGTCAACAAAGACAAGTCAAAAGTAGAACCCGATTGCAAAGCACTCGTCTTTACAAGCAACCGTAACTTCTCCCTCGCATCTTCATCAACCTCAAACATCATATATACGTTCTGGACAAATTTGTCAACAGCCTTGTTTAGCCAATCCGACTTTTCGTCATCATTGAACCATAACCCCCCACTCTCATCGAGTTCAAGGTCTAACTGCTCTCCCATTTCTGCATACGTCATATAACGCTATTTATTTACCTCTTAGCTACCTCCGAGTTCAATAAGGTTAGTAACGCCTCGTCTTTGACAAGTTCCGACACAATGTCGTCAAACGATACCCCCAACTGATGCTCGTTGAAGTAGAAAATTCCAATTTCCCCTTTGCGGCTTACTATCCCTAAGTCCACCGCCTTGCGCACCAAAATAACTATGTGCTTGTAATCATCCTCATAAGCCTCAATAAAGCCTCTTGGGTCATCATTAGCCTTCTCTATAAGGCTCTTCATAACCCTGTTATCGTTGCCCTCATGCAACCCAAAGTAGTACGCAAATTCACGCCTGTCCTTTGGATTACTCATTTTATCGGCAATAATATTCTTAGCCTTTAATTCCAACTCAAAGCGGTCTACCGCAGACGCATCGTCCATTTCAGGCTCGTCAATGACAAGCAACGGTGCGCTCGCTTGGAACGGATGCAAGTCCTTATCACGCATCTCCTTCGCAAACCGAAATTTCAAATTGTCAATAGGGTCTTTCAGGTTAAAGTAAATCGGCTCTTCCGATATCGTTACCCCCCATGTCATTTCCCCATACATATTGTAATTAACCTTGTCGCTCTTGTCAAACTTAATCTGTCTGTACCTTCCATCCCTATCACGATACTCCGAAAACTTAATAGGAGCATTGTGCCTCACAAACTCCTTGTTTCTCCTAATAACACCAAAGGTAATCTCATCTTCTACCACTTGTGTCTTTGCTTTGTTACTCGCCATTTTTGTTTATTATATTTTCTAAAAATAAAAAAGTGGTGAGGGTATCTCTACCCCCACCGTTAAATCAAATCATTAGGATGCCGCAACAGCTTTCAGCGATGCAGTTTCTTCAGGATTGAACACCGCAAGCATATGCTCACTCAAATAGTGTTCTTTGTGTCCGTCATAACCACTCGCAGCCCACATTGGCGCACCGCTTTCAGGTGAAATCATACCCGCTTCGTATTTCGCAATGAAGCGTCTGTCACCACGACCTTGTGCGTCAACTCGGTAAGCAGAAGCAATGTTCTGACCCTGACCCGCAGCGTATACAGGGAAGAAGTACATATCGTATGCAGAACTATCTTTACCCTCAATTTGTGTACCTACGTGGATGCGTGGGTCAATGAACAGCATATTCGGCATGAGAACAACATCTTTACCCATGAAAGAGTAAGATTTGAATTGCTCACCAACCTCAATTTCCTTACCCGCAACAGCGTTGTAGAACAAGGTTTTGTAGCCTTCCTTGAAGTCATCACGCATGGCAGCATCAAATGCCCTTGCTCCGTAACCGTCACCTGTGTGTGCAGTAATCTTGGCGTAGGTAGCAGCACCACCGAACTCAATCAGCGATACAATCCTGTCCTTGATTTTTTCCACCAAGTTGCTGTTGTAAGGAACGTAAGTGTCAGAGTTAGCACCCGCAGTCTGCTCAATGTAACCAGCACCTGAAACGATAGGGTTGCCCTCGTCATCAGTCATCCAAGTTGAACCATTGTCAGTAGTAGTCTTTTGACCAAACCACCTTTGTTGCTCCAACTCCCATTGGTGCTGTTCCAAAAGTTGTTTCTGATAGTTGAAAAACCAATACTTAGAACCATCAGTAGGGTTAGTTACCCATGTAACAGTAGTAAGCAGAGAGTTGTCAACGTCCAAAGACTTACGTGCAATGGTGAACCAGTTGTGATACCAGTCAAGACCCGCTACACGACCATAGCCTTGCTTAGAGCCATTAGGGAATTTAGTTCCAATATGACCCGCTTTTTTGTTTACCGCAAATTCAGAGGTAGGTACTGTAACAACGCTTTTCAGTTTCACGCTGTAACCGCCTGTAACCTTTGTAGGTACAGATACCACCTGAACTACATAACCGCCCTGTGTTTTCAAAGAGTCACCCAATGCAGGGGCATTTTGAGTAAGAGCAATCAGAGTACCATCGGATGCAGTAGAACCACTTACATAACCCCTAAAGATAATAGGAGCAAATGGTCTTTGTTGTACCGCCCAAGATACGTTGTCATTGGCAAGACGTAAACGTCCTGTGCCATCACTTCCAAATGCGGAAGTCATAAAGTTCATTGTATACCCCTTTTGTGCAAAATGCAAGGTATCAATAACCTGTGGCTTTTTGTTTAGGTTGGCAATCAGGTTGTTCTCCGTCAAACAGACAGAAGAATCGTATGTTGCCTCACTGTATTGTAAGTTATACATGGTTTTCTTTTTTTCGTTTTTTCGTTATCAATGTGTAGGTTAGAACCATCCAACAACAGAACCTTTCTTGCCGTTTCCTTCCGATGCCGCCCGCACACCATCAGATGAATTTCGCAAGTCTTTTAAAAGCTCCTCCGCCTTCTCGCCCTTACCTTTTTGAACAAGCCCTTTTATGATACCGTCCTTACTACGTAAAAACTGCGCTAACTCAATCATCCTTTCAGGATTTCCCTTAAAGGCTTCTTCGGTGATAGTGTTTATATCCTTTTGGAAAGAACCAGCTGTGATGTACTTTGTCATCTCTGTTTTCCATCGGGTAACACCATCTGTATCTTTTGCTACCTTGAAACCAAAAACCTTTTCAGTTTTTCCAATAGCCTTCGATACATTGTTATTGACAGTAGATACGAAGCTCAACTCCTTATCTCGTGCTTGTTTTCTGTCGTTCTCTATCGCAATAGTCCGTTCCTTTATAGAACCCTTTATGCTATTACGAACCTTAATGGCTTCAATCTCTAAATTGCCATTCTTTTCCAATGCACTTATAGTCTTGTCAATATCTTCTTTACTCCAACCTAAAGCCTCGTATTCCGCTTTCAAAAGGTTTTCATCGCTATAACTCAAATATGTCTTTAAGTTTGCAACTACCTTATCTGACGCATCTACAAAAACTTCTTTCGGTTTCGTAGCTTCTAAGAACTCTTCTTCGCTTGTGGCTTTAATGCCTAATTTCTTAGCACCAACAGCCCACCACTCATCTCCATTCGGCTCATCTTCATCTTTCTTTACAGGCTCTTCTGCCTTCGCCTCTTCCTTCCTATCCCCATCCTCATCTTCATCACCGAAATTCATCCAATCAGATACCGTAATATCATCATCGTCATCTTCATCTGTTACCACCTCTGCGCTCTCCGCCTTTGGTGTTTCACTTTTCGCTTCAACAGCCGTTTCAGTTGTTTCAGCCTTTACTTCTTCTGCCTGCTCTAATGCAGTCTTTTCAATATTTTCTGCCATAATTTATAATCGTTAATTCACAAATTTATACCACCTCAAATAAAAACAGCCCTATTAGCGTTTGGGTATGTCACTTTTTTTCATTTCACTTTTTAAAGCGATTTGCCTTTCTTGCTGTGCCGCACTGATTTCTTCTACATTCTCATCATGCTCTATCTCCATGCGCTTCACATTTTCCTTAGCCTCTTTGTTTATCTGTGCCACCGCTATCGGGGTTTCTCCCTTAATCCTAATCTCTTCGCCTTTCAATGCCACCTCTTGCTGTTTTGCCTGTGCCATAGCTTGCTGTGTAGCCATCTGCTCTTGTTGCATTTGTTGCTGTTGCTTGCGGATTTCACTCATACCCTTTTTCACAATAGCACGTTTTTCCGAAGCGTTTTGACCCTCTTCCATTTCCATTAGAACGTCTATAAACTCCGCACCACCACTCTGTAACGCCAACTGTGAGAGCGCTTCCAACCTCTGAATAGCCTTTTCATCACTCGCATCGTTCTTCACAAAGATGCCGTACTCATAGTTTGCCATATCAGAGGTTACTTCCATAGGGATTATCTCCTTATCACCTAACCATACTTTTACATCTCCCTCTTTCCACCATGTTTTCATCTTATCAGCGGCATCGTTCAAAGACATTTCCACCGCCCTTTTAATGTCATAGTAGATAGGGGCGGCACTCGTTGCGCTCTGTACCAAGTTAGCTTGTACGTTACCAACCAACTCATCACCACGCAAAAAGCCCTGTGCCGCAGGGTTTGTACCAACCAACCGATATGCCGTTTGTTCTATAAGTCCAACGTACTGAATAAGGTACTGCAACGAACTCGATAGCCCCAAGTCAATAGCCTGTTGCATACCACGCTCATCACTCAACATACCCTTATCCTCTGTCCACTCCCGAACAATCAAGCCCTTATGTCTTGCATGGAATAGCCACTTTTCATTCGACCATCCCGAAGGTTTGTTGTGCATCCATAGTTCAATAGCCTTGCCACCCGCTTGTGCCAATAACCTCTCTATATGAAACCACCCAATACTGTACTCTATCTGCAAAGGAGCAAGGATAGTCATTAGTGCCAACATAGGGTTTTTCTGTACACCGTACAACTGTAAAGGCACTCTACCATATCCGTACCTCTCACTCCTAAATTGGTCTTTCACCCTGCTATGCTTCAATAACATTTGATGCCCTACCATTGTCGCTTCACGCAAATCATAGAACGGAACTTTCTCTAATTCGTCTTTTTTCTTTTTGCTTAAGTCCACATAATCTTCTTCCGTAATTTTTTTGTAGAAGTAAGAGTCATCGTCAAATTTGTTCTTGCTTTTCTTGATGTACATATGGCTCAAACTACGCCACTCCATTTCCACTACCAATACCTTAGCATCTTCCTGACCGATATTGCGGTAGAAGTAGTCTATACCAAAGCCGTCATACCAATTTGAGTTCTGTACATACAACGAATTAAACTCCGAAGCCGTCATGTTTTGTAGCTTCTCTAATTCATCGACTTGCTTGTCGGTCAACTGATAGCTGTCTAATATCGAGGGAATAGATAGCCAACGCATTGTAAGCCAACCGTCACCCCACCTCACATCATCATCATCGCTTTTCATCATTACAAAAGCATCCTGTGGCATTACTCTTTCAGGTATAGGGTCGTTGTTTACTCGCCTATTAATACCCAAAAATCCACCTGTAATTAGGTAACTCTCTAATCCCTTTTTCACAAACTCCTTAAAATCGTAATTGGTCATTAGGTAGTTAATACCATTGAGCATAAAATCTTCCGCAGCTTCACGTATCTTCATCTGCTCCAATTTCTTTAAGTCATCGGGCAACCCCAATGACCGTTCCTCAACAGGTATCTGTATGCCTAATTGCTTCTCTATATCCACAATGGCTTTCTTAGCGATTTTCTCCGCCATGATAGCCGCCTTTCTCTCTTGCTTCGATAATACCGCTTCTCTATTTATTATCTCTACGCTGACATTTATCTTTTGGGAAACATATTCGCCTATCCTTTGCTGTATCAGCGGAAATGCTAACTGGTAGTTCCTAAAGATTGCCTGTACCGTAAGTGTAGGGTCTGCGTTCCCTTCGGGGTACATTAGGTAGTTGAACTCATCCTCGCCTATATCGCCTTGATACACACGCCAGTTTCTGTTCATTAAATCCCTCTGTGCTATTGCCGATGGGCTTTGGTATAGTGATAGTCCGTAGTAGATGTTTTTCCTGTACCACTCTTCGTTCTTTTGGCTTTCAGGAATGTTCTGCTTCGGTTTCGTGATGTTTAGTGAATTTGCCATTATCTGTCTTTGACTGTTGTTTGACTCTGTTTACCGTAAAAGAAATGGTCATCGGAAACACAAACCAATTTGCCGTTGCGCCTAACATATTGCGCCCCGAATGGTCTTTGTATTTCGTCACCATGCTTATCTTCCTTAGCAACCCTTCTTTTTGCATTTAGGTCGCTATCATACAAAAGGCAATAACCAAAGGCTATCGCTATATCCGTGTTTGCCGCACCCCACTTCCGCAAGTCTTGCAGCAACCGCAAAAATAATATACTTTCGGGATGTGCCTTCAAATACGTGTCGAGATGGTTAGATAAATTCACTTTTACCCCTTCCGTTGGTGAAATACCGTACCTATTCTTCTGATTTGTCCTTGCACTCACCTCGTTTGTGGGAATAGGTGCTAACACTTTATAGTCCGCTGACCACTCCTTGAACTTGGCAAATAGCTGTGTATCGGTATCTTCCACCAATAGCTTACAGTCGTAGTACCTCGCTATTTTGTACAGGTTGTTGTAGAATACATCCTTATCCTGAAACCTCTTACCCACCTCAAACACCGTTGCTGTGGGTCGGTCTACGTATTCCAAAACAGGCATCTCACACTCTTCCGATATGCCTATAAACCGCTTATAGATGATACAAGCCCCCATACTATCTGTTTCTACCGTTTCTACTTTGTTGTAGGGGTCAACGCCTCCAACGTACAAGTTACTGTACTTTACATTGCTGTCTAAGTGCTTAGGGTGTTGGTAGATAAGCATCGTCCCTTTTGGGTTGGGATGCCACTCTACTTCTCCGCCAAAGTTGCGCACCCACTTTAGGTCGCCACGCTCTAAAAGTCCGTGTTCCTTTGTTCGGGCATTAAAACGCTTATCGGCTTTAATGTTTTTTATTTGGTCGTTTATTATCCCCAACGGTAATATACCACCACTCTTGCGCATCCAAAAGTGTTCGGGTTCTGATGGGTACTCCTGCTGACGCTGTGCTAATGCCAACTTATCGTTCTCAACAGGCTTATACATCTTTTCGTCTATCCACTTCTGCGCACCCTCTTCATCGCTTTTACCTGTCTTGTAGTCTATAAATCCGTGTAACGCTTTTCGGGCATATACCTCAAACTTGATTAGGTTTAGGTCGTCTGCCATGTCGTACATCTTCTCGTAGTCGTTATCCTTGCTGTCAAACGATTTTGCCGTACCACCGTATATCATTGTTCCAAACTGTGTATCTCCACGCATGAAGGTCGCCAAGTTCTTGTTGTGGATGGTAAGGAGTTTGTTAATAAGACCGCACTCATCGTAGAACGCCCACGATAAACGCAAGGAGTTAAAGCCGTCTATGATTTTGTTGAAGTTGGGTCTAAAGTGTATTACCGAGCGTATGCCACTTTCCTTTTCAGGCATCCGTTCCCCTGATGGCAACACCTCTTGTGAAGAAATACCGAACTTCCAATAGTCCTCGTTTTTCCGTATCGTACCGCCCATTAACTCTAATGGCAAGCGGTTGTACATTTCGTTAAGAACCAATTTGTCCTTTTCCATGTACTTGGGAATAGCCGTGCCTACCCCTACTTCCGAACCCTCGTAGAACACTACTTCATGCAATATGGCTTGCCCCAAACAATCATAGGTAATACCCTTTTCACGAGCCTTTGGTAGTATAATCCCCTTGTGTTCCCTCTTTGCTCGTTCAAATACTTCTGATAATTCATGGTCTAAATCACGGTAATAGGGGTGTGATATTTCCTCCCTCACACCATCTGACATCTTTATCTTACAGAAGTTTAGGTAAAAGTAGTATCTCCCCGCAATGCGCTCATAACCATCGGGCTTGTATCCATACAGACACCGATTGTACTGTTCATCCCACCATTGCCAATACTCGCTTGCAGGGTCATCTGACCGCTGAAAGTTAGGTATGCCGTTGTAGATTACAGGTTGATATGCCTTATGAACGTGCTTCATTCTTTGTTCTCTGTAACCATGTGTAGTAGTGGTTTTCTACCTTGTTACCCCTGTTTTTGCTTTCCTGTGTTATGCGTTTCAGCACCTTGTCCTGCAACCTGTCTATCTCTTTTTCCGCCCTCTGTTGCATTTCGGTAGCCTTGATAATGCGCTCTACATCTTTTTTATCATCCCCCATTGAGTGAATGATATTTAGTTCTCGAGTGAATACGTCCAAAATGTTACGCTGTGAGTTAAGCTGTTCTACCAAATGGTCATACTGTATTTCGTTGTACAGCATAACAGCCAAGTCTATATCCGATTTTGTAACAATATCTTCCCCTGTCTTTGTCTTTAGCATTGTCTTTGCTAAGTCCTTACGCCTGTCTATGGGTTGAGAGTATAAGGGGGAGTTGTAGTCTGTTATCCACGCTACATAGGTCATTTCCATTTGTGACAGCTTTTTAAACTGTGGATACCATGCCGTTCTTTCATCATCTACCAACCCATCATCGGTTGTTTCAAACAGTAAAGGTCTTTTTATAGCTTCCATTTTATTTTTTACATACTTTCATAATACGTTAAAGCCGCAGTTACGTCTGCTGACGAACCCGATGTTAATCTTGCTGTAATTGAAAAAGCAAAAGATGGGAATATCCGTATTTCTAAATCGTCCAGATTAATTAGTTTTTCAATTCTTAATGCGCTTGCAATCAATAAAGCACCACCTGTTATTGTGTTTGCGGTAACATCAATATCAGAAACAAGGTTAGTTCCAACTTCTGTAAAATCTGTGTCGCCCGATGGCGTTCCATTAACCACTACCCTAATTTCTATACTTTTTGAAGAGTCTGTAGACAAAGACAATATGATAGGGATAATTTCACCTTGATTTACAAACGAGTTGTAAGTGTTTCTGTTTCTTATAGTTAAAATATTTGTAAATCCACCAGTTCCCACTGATTGCGTGTTTTCTACTGCTCTTGGATTTTTTGTTTTGGTTAATGTTCCATCTACAAACGCAGCCATAGATGCAGAATATACAGATAAATCAGTTGTGCTACCAACGGACTCTGCATATAATCCTAATTTAAAAGAAGGATTTAATAAACTTGGTGTTGTATTTTGATTTGTGTATTTGATAATATGAACATTTTGAAAACGACCTGTATCGGGGTTTTCTAACCAAAAGAATATGTTCCCAAAACCTAAATACTTATAAGTTATTTGTGCCACATTGCCCTTTGTGGGGTCAAATGGTGTACTCCAATCGCTTAAATTATTTACATTCCACTCAGATTGCACTATGTGAGTGCTTGTTTTTGTAATTCCTGCTTTATTTTGAGTTATTGTTCCTGTTGCGGTGGCATGAGAAAAACTATATGTACCCGATTTTGCACCATCGGTTAATGCAGAAATAATAACAGTATCGTCTAATTGCTCGGCTTTCCATACAGATTGATTGTTTTCCAACCAATCAGCCACCTCGTATGCGTTATGCTCTACTGTCCCCGATGTTAACGGAATTGTATAAACAACACTGTTTAATGTAAGCGTAAGGTCTGTTGAACCACTTGATGCACCTGTTATAGTAATTGTTCTGACTTCGGCAAAACCATCTTTTCTATACCAAATACCAAAATCAAGTCCATTGTAACCAAAGGATAGTTCATCCGATATACTCATCAAACCCACCGCTTGCCAAGAATCAGCAACGGCAGAATCAAAGCGCATAGTAAACCTTGCTCTACCGCCTTGACCTGCATTATAACTTAATGCCCTAAGCGATTGTATTTTGCCGTATCCAAAAGCGGTTGTTCCCGTTGTAACCTTAAACATCCTATTATCTACGCCAGTTGTTCCTGATGCAGATGTGTATTCAATAAAATTAGAAGGAATAACATTATAAACAGGGGCGGTTTGAATAAATGTAGTTGATTGTGCTACAAGTTGCTCTCCAAATGAAGATGTTACGATTGGCGTTTCTTCTTCTGGCGGAGGCTTATTCATTATGCCGCCTACGTCTGTTAAAAATTTAATTACAGACGCTACATCTCCTGTATTGTATTCCGAGTTGCTAAGTTCTGTTAAATCTATGTTTTGACTTTTTAAGCCATCCCTTAGCTTTATTTCAAATTTAGTATCCCCTAAAGAATTTATTAGAATTATGTCG